CAGAATTATTGCCAGAGGCGGTGTCTCTGAGGATGTCATGAAAATGATTGCTTGTGATACATTAGAAAAATGTGGAATTGAAAAAATTATTGATACAATGAAAGAAAAGGAGGAACCATGAGTCTTATACTAGATATAGTAATGACCATAACCATCGTGGTAACTGTTAGTTCTATTGTTGCTTCCCTAACCCCGACGCCTAAAGACGACGTGTGGATAGGTAAGTTATATAAACTAATTGATTTACTTGCGCTGAATATCGGAAAGGCTAAAAACAAACCGGGCGGATGAAACTTTCCATTGGGCTAGGCATAGCATTGTTCTTAATAGCTGGTGGCTCTTATTTTTGGATTGGTAAACTCAATGATGAAATTGCGATACTCAAAGGTAATGCAATAGTTCTTGAGGGAGAAATTGCCAAACAAAATGAGCAGATTAAAAAGAATTTAGAAGAACAGCAAAAGACCTACGCTAAAATAGATAGCCTGACCAAAAAGAATCAAGAGAATATGCGTGAGGTTAACGCTCTCAAGCAGACCTTCGCACGCCATGATTTAGACGCTCTAGCTTTAGCAAAACCTAAACTACTGGAAGGTAAAGTTAATAAGGCAACCAAGCGTGTTTTTGATGGATTGATAGAGTTGACTGACCCCACTCAGTTTGACGAGAAACCCGAAGAACCCGAAGGTAAAAGTAAAAAAAAAGATGGCGAAAACGTGAGCGGGTAGATGAAAATAATTAAAATCATCTTCGCATCTTTAATCCTTTTAACTCTGGGTGCGTGTTCTATGTTTCAATTTGGAGGAGCGAAAACAAAACCTGTTGAAGTAGTTAATATAGAAGAACGACCTCCCATGTTTCATCCACCCCTCCCAATGGAAATGCAATTGGTTACTGTGGATTGGGAGATACTTACTCCCGAAATTCTTCAAGAATACCTTAAACTGGTAGAGGAAGGAAAGGCACCGAGACAGGCATATTACGCTTTAACCACTAAAGATTATGAAAACATCAGCAACAATATGGCAGAAATTAGAAGATATACTAGGGATATTCTTGCGATTGTGGAATACTATAGGAGTCTTGACGACGAAGACGACGATGGATAAAGACAAATTAATGAAAGAACTCATCATGGACGAGGGGTACAAGTACGAGATATATTTAGATCATTTGGGTTACCCCACTATGGGAGTAGGGCATTTAATTACGGCAAAAGACGAAGAACACGGACAGGAGGTGGGCACTCCGGTCTCTGAAGAAAGAATTCGGGAATGCTTAGATCAAGACATCGATATAGTATGTAGTGAATTAGATAGAAATGAATCGTGGTGGCGTAACTTAGACGATAACCGTCAACGTATCATGGCTAATATGTGTTTCAACTTAGGCTATCCACGCCTGAGTGGGTTTAAGCGTTTTCTTGCGGCTGTACAAACTTCCCAGTGGGAAACCGCGGCTGTTGAAATGATGGACTCTAAGTGGGCTACTCAGGTCGGCGATCGTGCCAAGCGTTTACGCGATCGTATGCTAAGTTCTTCCTAACCTTTCTGCTAAGAAACGATCTTGTGGATTCGGTAATACAATCGGATTGGCTGTTGCTACCTGTGGCGGAACTACTTCCGGCATTGCAATAGGGGGTGCAGCAGGAACAGGTGGAGCTGCTGCACCAAAAGTTTCTCCAATTGTTTGTCTGATAGTATCTCTGATAGGAGTCACGGCTTCTTTGGTTTGTTCTAAAATATTTCCGGCTTCATTCCCCAAATCTTGTTGTCCTGTCATATTTACGTCAGCTTGATTAATAGCTTTTTGTAGTTCGGCAGCAGCTTCCTCTTGTCCAGTTGCAATAAGATGAGACAATTCTAATTGGATAGCACGGCGCATGGCATTCATGACTATCCGGATAGAACTAGCATCCGTCCTTGCCAAAGCCCTGACCACTGTCGGACTTGACATTAGTTTTCCGGCTATGCCAATTGTTGCAATTGTTTGTAAATTAGCTAATCCGAACGCAAATAATCCCACTGTAGCAGCCACCAAGGTTCCAGCGTTTCCGCCTTCAGCCTGAGTTATTAATGTCATTTCTTGATTAAGTCCTTTTAATGCGCTCGTCACTTCTTTACCGAACATAGCTTCGAGAGCATCATCTCCGTAAGCTTCCATCGAGTTTTTCAAAGCTCCTGATCTAAAGATTTCTTTTATGTCTTGTCCCGGACCCGTAGCTTTCAATAGCATATCGCGCATAGCTTCCTGTTGCACCACTGCAAACGACTCCGGAGATAATAACTGTTGTGCTTCTCTAATTCTTTCTCCTCCCCTTTTCTTAAAAATAATCTCCACTATCTTGTCAGGTTCAAATGTATCTTTACGTATTGCTCTCACCAAAGCGCTACTGGCAAATTCATTTTGTCTTTCAGCTAATTTAGCTATGTCTTCCATTATTACAAAACCACCCGGGGCACCTCCTTGTCCGGCGCGAGCTTCTGGATACATTCTATTCCAGTCAGCTATTATTTTAGTTGCTTGTTCTCCTGTTAATTTAGCTCCGTGCATTTCCATTGCTTGAAGCGCTGTCATGAGCGGTCTATAGCTGTCTCCCATAACTGCTTGTAAAGTGTCATCCCCTATCTTTAAAAGTTCTCTTTTTAAAGTAGTGGGATCAATACGCTGGGTTTGCCAGCTATAAGATTTTTGCAATGCAAGCGAAAGGTATTGTCCTCGTATTTCGTGTTCCATGTCTGCACGTCTACTATGAGTGCCTGCTCTCAGCGCACGTACTTCCTCTCCCGTAAGTGCTCTACCAAGCGCTTGCTCGCGGACGGCAATTATTTTAGGGTCTACTTCGTCCAGTATTTTCATTAATTCACGATACCTTTCAGCACCGTCTTTTCGTAAAATAACGCCGAGCAATTGGTCCCGATCATAACCACCTTTTTTTACGTCACGTTTTAATGCAGCCCAATTTACATCATCAAAAGCAGTTAAAAACTTACCGTACCTTCTGTTAACAGATTTGTATTGACCCAGCGTTTTGGCAATTGTCTCGTCACTAAACATAGATCGTAAGACTTTTGGTAGATTTGCTAACATGGCAGCTTGTGCATCGCCAGTTTCAGAAAGTGTGAGGAGTAATTTTTCAGTATCAGCAAATAAGTCCCCTGCCCATTTGCTAGTTAACCCCCCCGGAATAACACTTGTTGCTTTAATACCTCCGGTACCGGTTCTAAGCCCCATACGTAAATTATGAAATTGTTTAAGAGTAAGAAATTGAGGTAATGCTTCAATGGCTGCTAAATCATTAGGCGCTAAAACAACTGTATCCGTGCGGGAGAGGGGAGTCCCTCTGGGCATATCCTGAGACAACCGGCGAGCTAAATTTTTAAACGATTCGGTGGGAATAAAAGCCATTTGACGAAATTCTCCTGAGCCTACTCCTCCCTCCAGTAAATGAGGTTCTAATTCAGTAAATGACACGGGTGCTTCCCCGGTGGCTTTTGGTCCAGCCGCACTTCGAGTCCAACCCCGTGCTATTTTTTCTTCATCTGTTAAACTTCTTCCTAGTTCTCTTTCTAATTTTGTAACAGCGTTTATTTCTCTGGGATTTGTAGCTATTAATGGAACTTCCCCGGTAACTTTTGCTCCAGTTTCACCTCTGTAAATTTTTACCCATTCCGGTAATGTTCTTTTCGGGTCTGCTAACACTCTGGATTCCCAGTATGAAGCTACTTCGTCTATGTTATTGAAAAGTTTGGGCTTATTGCTACCTTCCACTATAGGTATTATTTTTCCTGTTTTTACATTTCGCACGGGACCTAATCCCAATTGGGTATTAAGCATGCCATATTCTTCTATGAAAGAAGCATACCGAGCTTGGTATAAATCCCCAAAAAGAGAACCTTGTATTTGACCTTCCGTGTTTTCTCCCTTAATCATTTGTCTAAGTCTATTTGCTCCTTGCTCGGTGGTCAGACCTTCAAATGCAGTTCTACCTTCGGGTGCAATTCGATCAAAGATACCTCGATCAATTCCGACGATTACATTTCTTAAATATTGTTGGAATG